TCACTCTTAAGTCGACAAGCCGCGGAGACACCCGAAGAGCGGCCCGCTTCCTATTCCTCCGAAGCGGCGCCGCTCGTCTGGGCACTCGATCGAATCATCAAATCGCACGTTTTGTTTTGCCTGTCGCACTTCAACGGGAATGCGTTTCAAGCGGCGAAAGCGCTGGGCGTCAGCAAAACCACGCTGTACCGATGGCTCAAGGAATGGGATGTGAAGCGGTGAACTGGCTGGGCGTTTTTGGGTTGGGCGTGGCGTGCGGGGTGTTCGTGTTCGCTGGCTTGCTTGCGATTGTGCACGTGGGTTCGGGGAAGCATGGAGGCTTGGGGCGATGAAATTTGAACTGAGCGCGGCAGAGCGACGACTCATACTAAGCTCGCTTGGATCGTTCGTGGCAGTGAGTTTTCCGGGCGCGTCTGCGCTCTTTGATCGCCTCGTGAATGAGTGGGTGCCGGATGCAAATCTACGTGTACCGCTGGAATCGAATGGGCCGAAAAAATCAGAGCTGCCGGGTGCTGGTCCGCGGCAAGCGGAACTCCTGCCTGGTGGAGTTTCAGGACGGACACCGAGCAGTGACAAGCCGGAACGCACTGCGCAAGCTGAAACCGTCCGATGGTCGGTCGACAAGTTCAACCGCGAAGCCGTCGAACAAATTACTGTGACGCCGACGCGGATCGAGCGCAAGGATCTCGCCGACGGCCGCCCGCGGCTGAAAATCATGTGGCCTTCGCGCGGCCGCGGTTATATCGAGGCGAGCTGCTTCGATGAAACCCTCTTCCCTTGGATCGCTGCCCGCCTGAAGCAAGAGGCCGTGCTCTACGTGGTGCACAAAGATAAGTACACGAACGTCGTGGGGGTGCGGGCGTGAGCTACGAGACTCCGCGAAAGTGCATTGGCACGATCTATCGCACGTTGCCACTCACGCCGGAGGATTACGACGACGCGATTGAAGAACTACAGACGGCGCAGCGGAACCTTAAGCAGTTCGGTGTCGAATGCGCCTGTGATGATTGCTTTCACGATGAGTGCCGACACAACCCTCTGCGAATGGCCCGGCATGTTGTCGAGAAACACCTCGAGTATCGGTGCTACCACTGCGGCGAAGTCTTTATGGCGGGCGAGGAAGCCGACGAACATTTCGGCGTGCGTGATAGTGAATTCCCCATCTGCGTGAAAGCGAGAGCCCGTGGCTAAGGTCAACAAACTCGCCCTGGCCCGCTTGGCCTTGCGCTACTCCATCAAGGATCTCAGTCGCGAGGAAAAGCTGTGCATCCTGGCGGACATGTTCTGTCCGCTCCGTGATGGGGTGCGCTGGTTTGGGGCGAACGGCTACGGCGTCGGCGGACTGGATCAGGGAATCTACGGGCACATGACCACATTCCGCCGGATCTCGGATCTGTGGCTCAAGCTCGAGGCGATCGGCGCCGTGCCTCACGAAGAGCACCGGATCGTGCGGGATCTCCTGCTCGCGGAACTGACCGAGGCGGACCGCGAAGAAATTTTCGGCAAGCAAGACGGCATCGCGGACGAACCCGTGCCGGAATTCGGGGAGCGGCGCTCGAGTCAACCGGAGGGCAACGGGCCGAAGCAGTTGCAACTCGCCGTCGGATACCGAGACTCGCCGAATGGCCCCTACGCGCCGCCGGGGAAGAAAGACGGGTACAGCCTGTGATCGAGGAAAAACTTGAACTGGTGATGGCCTGTGCGCTGTTGCTGGCCTTTGGTATGTGGGTCGGTTGGTTGCTGGGGGTTCGATGAGCGCAGTGTTTAGTGTGTCCTGTTCGTGGTGTCACGAGGCGAACGAGATCCCGTGCGGCCGCACAAGAGTTTACTGCCGCAATTGCGGACACCGGGCCGACGTGGCTCGCGTTGATTGCGACTGCCTGCAGTGCCGATCTCTCGCGTTACAGGCACGCCGCGCGAAAGAGTGGTACGCCCGATGAGCCGCAAACTGTGGATGGCCCACCTCGTAAAGTCCTCGCCACGTTATCCCGATTGGTTTGGCATTCTTGGCGCCGATGAGGTGCCACTCTCGAACTCGAAACCGTTTGCAGTCGAACTCGGCGGCGAACTGACGGAAGCGTACAGCCTGGATCTTGAGCGCTTCGATCGCGTGCAAACGACTCGCTTGCTGCAGTTCATCGTGGAGCATTTTGGCGTGTCGGCGCGGACAGCGCTGCAACGGCTCGAGAGCGACGGATTCCCTATCCGAGCGTGTGACGTGTCAGTGTCCTACGACGTGAGGCTGTTTATATGAGCGGCGAGTTTTCCAAGTCGATGCAACTGTATGCCGCGGCCCGCGAGAGTGTGGAGACGGCGCGATCTGGCTTTCCGAAGTGGGCCACGGAGAAGCGGCCGATCTTCGGCGGTGCGCAACTCTGGATCTGTCGGGCGTGTGAAACGGTGCGGCAGTGGGGCGAGAAAGCGCCGCCCGTCACCATCACGGGGAATGAGGATGTGAGATTGCGGTGTCTGTCCTGCAAGGCGGTGACGTCGCACATGTACGGCGGCGTGGCTCGAGGCTTTACCGATGATGGCGATGGATTCCACCAAGGGCAGAAGCCGTGAAGCGTTCCCGGTTTTCCTGGCGTCGGAACGCGCGCAAGGTTTCGAGGGTCTGGAAAAACGGCCGCGTACGGTTGGCCGGCCGGGACATGACGGAATTCCGACTGCAGATCTATTTCCGAGCTGAGGGGCGGTGCGAAATTGAAAAAGCCGGTGAGCGCTGCAATGCGGTTGCACCCTGGGATGGATGGCACCACGGCGAACTCTACCACGAGTTGCACCGAGCCCGCGGCGGATCCGACGAAGAAAACAACGTCAAGTGGAGTTGCTTCGACTGTCACCGGGCTCGGCACCCTGGCCCACAATTCGCGGCTGAGCGACGAAGAGTTGCTGGAGATGAACCGCCTGCAGGTGATCCGCAAGCGGGGGCAGATGTTGAGCATGAGCGAGTGTGACTGGCTGCTCGAACTTTACTGGAGGCTCAAGTGAGCGAGGAAAAAGCAAAATATCTCGCAACCATCGTGCGCGGGCTCGAGCAATTGGAGCGCGAAAAAGAAGAGTACATGACCGAGTGGAAGGACCGTAAAAAGAAGCTCGAAAACGCGCTCGCAACTGCGACCGATGACGTTCTCAGCGGGCAGGATGCGCTTCCACTTGAACCTGTCAACTCACTTCCCGGCTCGGAAACTTCCGATCACGGCAGAACCGCTGCGAGGCAATATCCGTCATGAACGGCAACCGCGGCAATCGCACCCCACTGCACCGGCGAACCTTCTCCACGCCGAGCGCGGTGAACTACAACCCGCACGGTTGGTCCCACGGCACACCCTTTGCCCTGGTGCTGCAGCCGGTGAATGGGCCGACAGAGTTTGAAAAGTTCGTGGCGGACCTGCACGTGCCCGAGCAGTACTGGCACCAAGATCGGCGGATTGTGGCCTGGGTGCACGCCAACAAAAATCAGAAGTACGTGCCGGAATTCCTGCTGCACGCCCTGGGCGAGTGGGTCACGATGGACGGGTGGGAGATTTGAGGAAAAAAATCTGGATCCGTACTTTCCTAAGCGTAGGACCCGAGACCCGATTGAGCTATTTTGGTGCGGCAATCTCAATGTTCCCCGCGGCGAAAAATGGTCGTTTCCGCCACAGGTCGAGCGCTACTTGCGAGAACGCTATGCCGCGAATTCCGTTCTTCATCTTTTTGGTGGGAAGGCGACGTTTGGCATAAAGCTCGATATCGATCCGCGCGTGCGTCCCACGGTCATTGGCGATGCGTTTCTTCCGCCGTTTGCCGAGTCGAGTGTCGATGTGGTGATTCTGGATCCGCCTTATCCGCCCTACCTGGCGCTCGGTCCTTCGACGGTGCGGCCGTTACTGATGAACGCAGCCTATATTGCCCGCAAGGAGGTGGTCTGGTTTGCACCGTTGTGGATATCGAGCTACAAGTTTTTGCGGTTGCGCAATTCGTTCATGGTCCGAGTCGGCGATTACTGCGAGATCCGCGTGCTGCAGTTTTTGACGCCGACCTTGCCAAAGTGGCGCCCGGTTAATCACTTCACGCACGGGCCGGCCGTGAAATACAACCGCTGGCTCAACGAAACGAACCACTTACCTTTTGGTCCGGTGGATCCCGAGAGTGACGTCGATCGAGAAGCACGGCAACTATGACTCTTCCCCTGAAGCGCTCCGATTGGCCCGAGATCTGGCGCGAAGCCTTTGAAGAGCGAGCGGCGATCATGGAATTTCTGGGCAACATGGAACGACAAAGCGCCGAGTGGATGGCCGAGCGTGCGGTGCGCCGAGAAGAGCAACAAGAAGCGAGGGCAGCACAGTGATGAACTTGGAAAACAATTCCAGACATCAATTTGACCACATCAAATATTGGCTTAATCACTACGGTTGGAACCGGCGCGGTTGGCTCGGAATGAGGATTTCGTGAGCACAAAGATCGAGTGGACCGATGCCACATGGAACCCGATCCGAGCCCGGCGCCGCTCTGACGGCAAAGTGGGCTGGCACTGCGTCAAGGTGAATGATGCCTGCCGCAACTGCTACGCCGAGCACCAAAACATCGTAGCCGGCACCAACCGGGGCCGCCACGGCAACGGCGTGCCCTACGCTGCGGACAAACTTCCCCTGGTCGAATACTTTTTGGATGAAAAGACTTTGCAGCAACCCCTGCACTGGAAGCAACCGCGGAAAGTGTTCCCGTGCTCCATGACGGACCTGTACAGCCAAGAGGTGCCGTGGGCATGGGTCGATCAGATCTATTCGGTGATGGCGGCGACTCCTCAGCACTTTTACATTGTGCTCACCAAGCGGAGTGATCAGCGAAAGCTGTTTCTGAGACACCCGACAACAAAGCGCAACGTGCTCGGTGCCGTCGATGGCCCGTGGCCCTTGCCCAACGTGATCGAGATGGCATCCTTCGGCCGACAGAAAGATGCGGACGTAGAGATGCCGTTGCTGCTTCAGACACCGGCGGCGATGCGTGGGGCCAGCGTCGAGCCAATGCTCGAGGCGGTAAACTTGGAAGCCGCGGCCGGGATTTCTCTGTGGTGCACCAAACTCAACTGGATCATCTGCGGCGGCGAATCCGGCTCACAGGCGCGACCATTCAACCTGGCCTGGGCCGAATCCCTGCGAGAGCAGTGCAAGGCTGCCGGCGTGCCGTTCTTCATGAAACAGGTGGGGAGCTGCCCGAAACGTTGGATTACCCCGATATTGGGTTCTGAAACACTGCTGCACTGTCCAGCGCTGCCAATCAAGGATCGCAAGGGCGGCGATCCTTCCGAGTGGCCCGAGAGTCTACGGGTGCGGGAGTGGCCCACGATTTTAACCAGCGGGCCGGAACTGGCGTTGACGCGCTAAGTCCCGGCCCTCACCAATCACCACAACCGGCCCAACGGAGGGGCCACTTGATGATCAGCTACCACAAAATAGCACGCTTGGTTTTCGGAGTGTATGCGGTCCTTCTGCTGTCCCTGCCGGGACTGGCCCAGTACACGGCGACCTACTCTCTAACTGGCGTCGACGTGCTGAACAGCACCTACAGCCCGTACTCAGGCTGGAACTGTGTCTCTGATAATTGCTGGGTGAATTTCACCGGGAACGCCGTCAACATTGCAGCCGCGGCCGACGGCACCGTTTATCACGTAGACAGCAGTCATGAAGTGTGGCTGTGGAACTGGTCGACGCAGGCGTGGAATCGGAAAACCAACTTGGAACTTTCCGGCAGTAATGGTCACACCGTGACCATCTACGCCGGAAGCGCGACCGAGGTGATGATCCTCGGAAGCACCGCAACTCACAACGTCTTCACCCTGCAGAGCGATGGAACCTTAAAGCAAATGGCCAACGGCGCTTGTATTCAAGGCGGGATCGACGCCGCAGGGAACCTCTGGTGCTTGGGTACTTCCAACGGAAACGGGAACATTTACGAATGGGTAGCAGGCGGAACTAGCTGGCAACAGATAGACGGAGCATTCGACAACATCGCGGTCAGCTCGGACGGAAACGTGATGGGAGTCAACGGAGCGAACGCAACCTGGGTGTGGGAGACAACCCTTGGATGGCAGAACGTGAGCAGCTCCGTTCCCTTTACTCCCAGTACCAACGCCGGGGCTATCGCGATCGGCAACGATAGCGTCATGATGCTCGACACTAGCGGAAACGTTTGGATCTCCCACGACAACGGAAGCACATTCTCGGAGGTGTCCACTACGTACTTCACGCCGACGTACCTCACGGTGGGAGGGGCAGGGCTCAGCCTCGCGGTGGCATCTAACACTTATCTCTATCACCTCAACACGGTCCTTGCCCAAGGGGCGATTCATATCAGCGGCACCTGCGGATCGGCTTGTGGCAGTGGTGATCCTAACGTGACGGTCAACTTCTACGACCTAAACCACGCGAACGCGAAGTATGTTTGTCCCTCTGGGTGGGAACCGTTAGGGGATCCGGAATGCTACCTGTCGACAACTGCCGATGCCGTTTTGGACGCAACCCCATTTTCCGCCGGTACGACCTGTGATGGCTTCGCGCCGGGTCCCAGTTGTAGCTCTACAAACTTCAAACTTGAAGTGGTGTTAGCTGTTGGAGGGATTGTCTTCACGAGCTCGAATGACTGCGACTGCAACCGGCACGAAACCGAGGTCAATCAAAAGTACTACATTAAGAATAACTTCAACGTCGAGCCGTCAGGGTACGGGCTGTTTGGGGTAGGGGCGCTCATTGGAAACTACGAGTGGACGGGAGTGGGGATGCAGCAATGGTGCACCTCTACATTTTTTCCCCTGTTGGATCTTTACGGTGGCAACGTGCACGTCGTTTACAAAGGCATCAGCCCGAAGCCGACGAAGATGCCGGGGCGGTACGTGAATGGCGATGTTGAGGGTATAGTGACCTCAGACGGCTTAGGCTGGGGAGTGGCACTTACCGTCGGTGCGCCGCATATAAGGGTGTACGGGGCTGGCGGAATTCCGGGGCACATCTACACGTGGAATAACGACTCGCAGCAACGTGGCCCTGGTGGCGATCCCGTGACACCTTGCCAAGGAGGGCAACTATAAAACCATGAAGCAACCAGCACAGAGCGAACCTTATCAGTTCAGCGTAGAGCGCACTTGGCTCGGGAGGATCCTCTACAGCCTTGGAATCCCGAGCCGATTCTTTCCGCGGTCCTGGTGTTTTGGCAAGCCGACAGAAAAAATAACCCGAGTGGGCGTGCTGTTTTTCTTCCTGATGGGGATCTGGCGTGCGGTGAACTGGAAAGCCTGATGAAGCGAGCCGCACTCTACGCACGGGTATCGACGGGCGAGCAAGATGAGGGGATGCAGATCCGCGACATGGCAACCGAAGCCGAGCATCGCGGATGGGAGCACACCATCTTTCCCGAGCCGGGCGTTTCTGGTTCCAAAGAGAAGCGCCCGGTGCTCGATCGCATGATGGCGGACGTCCGCCGGCGAAAGTTCGACGTGGTTATGGTCTGGAAGTTCGATCGGTTTGCCCGGTCCCTGCGGCATCTCGTGAATGCCCTGGAAGAGTTTCACGAGTTGGGCGTGGAATTTGTGAGCGTCAAAGATCAGGTGGACACCACTACCGCGGCCGGCCGCCTGATGTTTCAGATCATCGGAGCGTTTGCCGAGTTCGAACGCGAGTGCATCCGTGAGCGAGTTCGGTCGGGAATCGCCAACGCGCGGGCAAAGGAAGCAGGCTCGGCCGGCCACGCGTTTTTGTGGATGCCGATTATATCCGCAAGCGCCGCGCACAGGGCGTGCCCTGGGACACGATCGCGAGCGAGATGAAGGTTTCCATTGAGAGCTGTCGGCGCGCCCTGCAGCGTGCCGCAAAAGGTGCCTAATTGTGGTGTGTGTAAGTGGTTGATTGTAGTGGTCGAGTTTGCACAGTTTTTGAACCACAGAAACATTTCTTTTTGCGTCATGCTTGAGCACTTTATAACCGCGTTCGATCAGATGGCGAATCTGCACCCGTTTCTCGCTTGGACTATCGTCCTGTTCGTCTTGCTGCGGCTGCTTGGGGTCAAGCTGTGAGCGCCGGCGTGCATCTCGGATTTGAGTTGCGTACCGGGAGAGCGATCACAATCCCGATCGGCCACATGGCCGTCACCGGACAGACCAACGTGAGCGGCAAAACGACACTGCTCGAGGGTGTAGTGTGCCGGTCGAAGTGCCGAGCCGTGGCCTTCGTCACCAAGCGCGGCGAAGGGTCTTTCCGTGTGGCGCAACCGATCCGGGCATACTTCAAGGATCGGACGGACTGGCCTTTTATCAAATCTCTGATCGAAGCGACGTCCGGGGAAAAACAGAAGATCGAACTGGCGCAAATTATTAACCTGTGCCAAACCTACAGCGGACCCGAGGGAACATGGAAAGCACCGAAAACCCTGGCGGACGTGTTACAGAATGCCGAGACGGCGCTCAGCAGTAAGGTCCGCGGCTTCACCCGCAACGTGTACACCGTGCTCACCGAGTACCTTCGCGAAGTGGTGCCCGGTATCGAAGCCTTGCCGCACACGCCGACGCTCGAACTCGAGGACGGGCTGAACGTGATGGATCTTCTGCCTTACGAGTTTGCGCTCCAAGGGCTGATCGTGCGCTCAGCGATCGAGTGGATCCACCACAACGAAGTGCACACGATCGCGGTCATTCCCGAGGCGTGGAAGTTTGCGCCGCGGCGCCGGGGCTCGCCGGTGCGGTTCGCAGCCGAAGAGATGATCCGCGAAGGGGCTGCCCTGAAAAACTTTCTCTGGATCGACTCTCAGGATCTCGCGAGCGTGAGCGGTGTGCTGTTGCGGCAGTGCAAGGTGTGGCTGTTCGGTGTGCAGCGCGACCCGGGGGAAATTGATCGGACCCTGGCCTATATCCCCGGCCACATTCGCAAGCCGAAAAAGCACGAGATCCCCGAGCTCGGCTTGGGGCAGTTCATTGTGTGTTGGGAAAAGGAACTGTATCGGGTGTACGTGCAGCCGGCATGGATGGGGATGGCCCATGCAGAAGCAATCGCTCGAGGCGAGGAGCCGGTGGAATCAGCTCGAGCCATCGTGAGGGAGTTTGATGAAGAGCACCAAGGAGCGTAACTGATGGCCGAGCAAGCTGCCCCACTTCCCCATTGCCCCTACTGTGACGCCGAGCAAGCCGGGCTCGGTCTTTTCAACTGGCAAGCTGGCGTGTGGATGATTCTCGCGGTATACTGCGCCCACTGCAAGAAGATCCTCAACATGTCGGTGCTGCCCATGATGGCCGGCGAAGAGCCGCGGGTCCAGATTCCCAGCTAGTCGATAATCCAGAAGTTGAAACACTCGGCGTTCCCTGCAAAGGTGCCGAGATTGATAGTGAAGCTCGTGCCGGCGATCTGCGAAGCGAGCCGCTGAAGTACGAGACCCGTGTCCGGCGTAGCGTTGCAGGTCAAGCCCGGCGAGGCTGCCGTGGGTTGAATGAAGATGCGGCTGTTTGTTGTGACTGCCGTGGTGTTGACCACACAGGTGCCGGTGGAAGCGCTTGCCGAGCAGGCAAAAGCGCCCGACGTGGAGCCCAGCAGATTCGGATTTGTCGCCGAGAACGTCACCACAGAGGGATTCGCCGCGGTGCCGGCAGCACTGCCGTTCTGTGCGGTCCCGATCGCCTGCAGGGTCGACTGCACCGAAGCACTGGTTGTGTAGTGGGTTGGCTCCGTGCCGCTGCCGAAAGTGTCGACGGCGTTGACCATGATCTGCTGATCGGTCGAGGTATAGCCGAAATAGTCGTCCGCGATCTCAAAGAAGCTGGCTGCCACGTTGCTCGATTTCTTCTGGGCGATGAAAACATAGTCCGAGGTAAACGCGGAGTTGGCCCCGTTGATCTGTTGTGGGAAGGCGCCGGCAACGGCTTGGGCCGCGGCGCCTGGCGGTGGGTTCCCCTGGTAAGGTCCGTCGGTGACATTGCCCGGATTCGCCGGCATTCCTCCGACGCCCGTCGCGACCCAGTTCGAGCTGGGTGCGTTCTGTCCCGCCAAAAATCCGAAGATGGTGTGCTCCGAGTGGCCGGTGCCGATTAAGGAAGTGCCGTTAATGTCGTTATAGAAGCCGGTGATCGGCCAGCAGGAGTTCGGCGCGACGTACGTCCAACCGTTGATGATCCGGGCGCCGTTGTCGGACATAATGTAGCCCGTCGAACCAGGCAGACAGGTTTGGCCGACGTCCGGCAAGCACTCGAGCGAAAACCAGCCATAAGAGTTTTGTCCGACGTTGGTCGAGGCGATGAAACATGCTTCCTGGCTGCCGGTGCCGCCCGAGAACCAGATTCCACTTTGCTCGTTGCCGGTCAGATCGCGATAGTTCACGCACGAGGGCACATTATTGCAGTCCACAAGGATGTGATCGACAAGCTCGCCGAACTGAGAATTGCCCTTGGTTGGATCTCCCAGCTCGACCACGGGAAGCACGCCGACGATCGTGCCACACCCCGAGGCGCACGTGACGGAAGTCGCACCCTGCAGTTTGGGGGAACTGTCCGCGCTGATGCCCACCACGGCCAATGTGTTCGGACTGCCGGACGCGCCTGGCAATGCAACCGGGCAGTTGTTATCCCCGCCCACACCGTCGTTGACGTTCACCTGCGTCGCACACACTCTCCATCGTCCATCGTTCACGTTGGCGGCGCCGGTCGCGCCTTCGATCTGTATATACTCGCCGGGGGCAAAGTTCGGCCCCACGGCAAGCGAGCCGCCGGCCTGGGTGCCCACGGTCGCGGTCGAGATCGTAAAGGTAGTGACGCCGGCCACGGTGACGGGTGGCGAGGTGCAATTGCCGCCCACGCCGGCGCCGCACACGCTGTACGTGCCGTTAAAAGTCACGTTACCCGACACGGTGACAGTCTGCCCGGCCGAGAGTTCGCCGGAGATCAGGCCGTTCATGGTGACGGTAGCAAGAGTGCCGTTGCCGCTGATTGAGTTAATCCCGAAACTGTTCGCCGTCGCGGTAATCGTCATGTACTCGCGGTGCACGGCGCCGTATTTCTGATTTTGGACGGCAATGGCACTGGCGGTGATTCCGCTGATCGTCCACGAGCGAGCCTGGGGTGCGACGGATCCATTCGCAGCAGAAGCGGCGACGGTGATGGTAGTGTTGCGGGTGCCGGCGTAGCCGCGGCCGCGGCCCTTCAGTCCGATCACACCGTTCGGGATCATCATCACCCCGATCGGTGGGGTTTGGTTGAGGGTGACCGTTTGACAACAGACACCATAGAAGGACGGCACGAGCGAGACGATCAGGTTCATCGGCCCGAGGTCGATTTCCCCGCCGTTCATCACCGAAGTCGACGCTTGGCCGCCCGAGAACCCGCCGAAGATGTTGGAGTCAAGTCCACATGCGGTGTTGGTGTAGCTGAGCCCGGCGAAGGTGCCGACGTTCGGGCCGGAGGTGTTGGCGAGATCGCCGGCGTCGATGATATTGCCGAAGGATCCAAGATTGCCGACGGCTTGCTGCAGCGTCGAGCACGGCGAGGTGAGGCCGGCGCCGGTGCGAAACGAAGAGGCAAAAATGCGCGCGCTGCTCGGCGCGAGATTCGTGGTGAGAGCGCCGCCAACGGCTGCCTGCCCTTGCAACATTCCCGAGAGCGTGACGCTGGGCGTGCTGTAGGCGAGCACCCCGCCGGAGATTCCGAGCCATGTTCCGTTCGTGCCGCCTGGCACTCGAGCGAGCACTCCCCCGAGCTCCGCCAGTAAGTCGTTATTCGTGGTCAGTGGCGTGTTGGCGAGCGTGAGGGCGCCCGTGATCGATGCGGCTGTGCCCGTGGTGTTTTGATTGAAGATCGGATAATTGCCGACGCCGCAGATGAAGGGCACGCCGGTTGATGTGGTGTTGCACAGTGGGCCAGTCGCAAGGCTGGTGAGGATCGTGCCGTGAATTGCGGTGACAGTCGTTGCACCCTGTGTGCCGGTAACATCGCCGGTGAGCGAGCCGGTGAAGCTGGCCGCGGATCCGCTGGTGTTTTGATTGAGGGTTGGGAAGTTGCCGGCCGCACAGATGAAGGGCACGCCGGTTGCCGTGGTGTTGCACAGCGGGCCAGTGGCGAGACTCGAGAAAAGTGTGCCATTCATGCCCTTATTCGTGACGGCGCCATTATTCGCGAGCGAAGCATCTCCCGAGAGTGCATTCGCAACGGGCAAGCCCCCGATGCTGCCGATCCAGATATTTGTGTTGGTCAAGCCGGCGGCGATGGGTGCGCTGCTGCCGTTGCTGCCGAGGACTGTGGCACTGGCAACTCCCACATTGTTCGTGGTGATGGTTCCGCCGCCGGTTGGTGCGAGACTCCCCGAAACCAGCAGGGCGTTAGGATTGGTGCCAGCACCTACGGTGTTGAACGGTGGCGCGGCCGTGCCCGAAACAATATGCGCGATACAGCCGGTAGCCGGGCCGCCGCCGCCGGCGTCGGCATAAGTGAGTGTATTCGTGCCGGCGCCGCCGGTCGCAATGGCTGCGCTGATGTTATCCCCGGCGGTGGTGCATCCGGTGACGGAGATGGTTGCGCCGACTAGATAGGCTGCTGGAAAATTGCCGGTCAACGTGGTGAGAGTGACCACGCCGGCGCCGAATGTTGCATTTGCGGCTGTCGGAAAGCTGCCGCTCGCTGGAATCGAGATGGGGAGCGCCGCGGCCTGCAACTGTGCGGAGATGTTTTGCGAGGCGCCCGCGATCGTAATGCCGGTGATGGTGAAGGATACGGGGCCGAGCCCCCCGGCCGGCAAGACGCAACCCGTACCGCAATTGACGGTAAAACTCCACGTGCTTGCGGCTGGGAGTAGTGAAGCATTCGCGGCAAGGTTCATCACGAACGAGCCCGAGCTATTGAGTCCAGAGGGTTGCGTTGGTGGGGTGTACGGCAAGCCGTTTAGAGTGGGACTGGCACTCGAAACGAGCGCGGCACTGATCGTTCCATTTGCGTATGGTAGGCCGTTCGGGTCGGTGATCGTGCCCGACACCTGGGTAAACTGTGCCCACGCGGATGCGGCACAGAAGAGGAAAGCGAGAAGGGTACCGAGCTGCCGACTTTGCCTGTAAAAATTTGACGGCAGTGTAAAAATTTGACGGCAGTGTAAAAATTTGCGCGGCATTGTCAACCCCAGATTTCGCTTGCACCCCAGAGCGCAAGTGCAGCGACGGCCGCCCAGATCAGCAGATTGCTCGAGCCGGTTCCGCCCGTTGTGTCTGGCGGTGCGTTTGGATCCGCCGGCGCGTCACTCGGCGAGAACACGTTGCCGATCGCGGCCATGATCGAGCTCACGTAGTTCATCGTCTCGGTGGGCCAATTGTTGAGCCCGTTTTTCGACACGTTGCCCGGCCCCCAGTTATAGGCAGCGAGCGCTAGCGTGGTGTTGCCCCCGAATTCCTTGATCAGTTGCGCGAGATAGCGCACGCCGCCGTCGATGTTCTGCGCGGTGTCGGTCGGGTCCACGCCGAGCCCGGCTGCCGTCGCCGGCATCAATTGCATAACGCCGAGAGCGCCGGCGGATGAGGTGAGCACGTTGCCACTCGAGTCGTACTGCCGGCCGCCCGACTCCGCGTTGGCCTGAGCGATCACGAGGGCCGGATCGAGGCCGTACCGTGCGGCCGCGGACTGCAGGAGTGCGAGAACGTCGGCTGTCATCCTGCCTCCTCCTCTTCGAAGTCTGCCGCGTCGGGGAGTTCGTCGTCGTCGATCTCTTCGAGCTCCTCGAGTGCCCGGCCGGCCTTCACGGCCGCGGCGAAGTACTCGCACGATTGCTGATGCTCGCGGAAGTAGGTCCGCACCTCGCGCTCGGTTTCTCCGTAAAAGGTGTGGCCCACTTTAATCGTGCCGTCGCCTTCGTCGATGATCAGAACCTCGAGCGCGTATGCCATTTAGTCGGCGTCTCCGTTTTCGATCAGCGGCCGCAAAATGTCGATGGTGTGCTTCGTGTCCGGGTGCACCGTCGTATTCAACGCAAGCACGGCCATGACAATCCTTTTACGCCGTTTCTCCGCGATCTCCTGGCGCTCGGTGAGCGTGGCGATCTGCCGCTGCACGTCGCGATAGGCAAGTCCACCAAGTGCGGCGATCACGGTGAGTAGCACGCCCACGAGCCCGAGCCACACATTTTCGGTCACTTGCTTGCGGCCGTTACCTCAGTTTGGGTGCTGTGCGTGGTGCCGTCTTTCGAGACGAGCCCGAGCAAAGCGATCGCGGCGCCCGTCGCAACACTCTTCACCGACGCGCCGCCCTGCAAGGCAGTGAAAGCCCCTGCCACAATTCCGAGCAAACTGGTTTTCCAGTTCACGAAAAAACTCTTTATCGTGTTCATGCGATCCCCCTCTTTTTCTACTTCACCTTTGCGGCGCACGCGGCATCCCCGCCGCACACTTCTTTATCCCATCGCGCTTTGATCTGGGCGCGCGTCATCCGCTTGGGTGCTGGTCCGACTGCTCGAGCCTGGCGCTTCGCGGCCACCATTCCCGCGGTTGCCGGCACCTGCGCGGCTTCGGCTTCTACCCAATCAAGAATGATATTGACGGTAGCCTGCGCCTTCGCGAGATCAGCCGCGGGAATGCTCACGCCGGCGTTTCTCAATTTCTGCAGCTCATCCGGCAACCGTGTCTCTATGTCCTGAATTGCGGCGATGTACGCTTGCTCGGTCGAGGTGCTTTTGCTTTTGTTGTACACGGTCGCGGCGCTTTCGGCCGACTCCAAGAGGCTCACGGCGAGCGCGGAAAGTGCACCGATGCCGGGCTCAAAGATCGTAGTGATCGAGGCGAGCGATTCCGCCGTGGCGATTATCGTGGGCCACGTGCTGCAGGCGGTCAGGAGTAGCGCGAAGATGAGGACGAAGATCAGAAGCGAGTGGCGCGTTTTCATCAGTTCCCCTTTATCGGCGTGCAGCCAAGTTTGCCGCTCAAGTCGAATTGCATGCAGCAGTTCGGCCCGTTGGGATTCACGATTACCGTGCCCGAGGCGCACATGGAAATAGTGGGCGGTGCAGGCAACGGCGCTGCGGGCAACGGCGGTGCGGGCAACGGCGTACGCCTTTGGCTGCAGCCCACGAATAAAAGCGAGAGTGTCAGCGCCTTCCACATTTCACGTTCACTGCGTCAACTGGATTGCGGTCACTACGCCGGACACGGTTCCGCCGGCGCCGGTTGCGGTCAGACAAAGCGCGTTTCCCACGGGCACCTTGAAAACGGTGTTGCCGCCGGTGCCGTAGCCAAACGGCTGAGACGCGGTGACGCCCATGGGGCCGGTGAGGTTCGTGGTGCCGGTGCCGCAACTAGCGCCCGTCCCATAGACCCATTGCACCGTGCCCGCGGTCGCGATCTGCGATAGTTCGTAGCCGCACACGTAAATCGCGAATTGCGCGACTGCGGCGATTATCTGGGTCGTGGTCGCGGCGCCGGCAGAGACGGCGGTGCCGCTCTTCGGGAAGGTGCCCGAACTGCACATGTCCGTCGTGGCGTGATTGCGCAAGCCTGGAACCGCGAAAACATAGTCCGAGGTGATCGAGGTCGCGGCGCCGCCGTTGGTGTAGTTGAGCGTCACAAAGGGGCACCCGTAATCGGGCACGGTGAAGACTTGCAAAAGGCTGACGTTGGCCAACGTGAAAAGCGCAAGATTCGAGTTGCCCGTGGTGCCGTTGGTATTGCAGACAACTGCGAGCGTGCCCCCGGCCACACTTCCGGAGTACTGGAAGAAGATCGCGCCGGCGCTGCTGCCAAATGGGGTCTGAAAGGTATCGGTCTGCGGCGCGTTACCGGCGATCTGCGCAAAATTCACCTTATCGATCTGTGCGGTGAGAAACGATCCGGCGGCGCCGTTCGTGGTTCCCCAGCCGCCCGCGTAAGAAGCGGTAAAGGTCGCGGTGCCGGGCGAGCACGTAATGGTTGCCTGGATCTTCGGAAAGTAGCCGGTCGCATAGAGCGTGCCTTGCCGAGTGGCAACAAGGCCGGGGATTTCCATGACGTCCGAGATGCGGTAGGTGTTGCCCTGCACGTCGAAGGCGTCAAGCTCAGCCTGGAATTTGGTGGCGCCGGTGACGTTTGCGACACTTAACCAATGCTGGGTCTGACCGAGGTTGTTAATGGCATAGGTTTGCGCGCTGCCAGTGCACAATGTGCTCGTCGCAAGGGTTTGCTGTTCGGTCTGCGGCGCGGTGTAACCGATGAACTGCGCGCGCACGGGTCGCGTAGCGCATCCGACGAGCGCGAGAAGTGTGAGCAAAAGTAGAGCAATTTTTTTCATGAGCCTTAAATCCATATGCTTCCATCTTCCAGATCGCGCGGGTACAGGTAGCCGAGCAACCGAGCGCCGAGACGCTGGCCCGCGACGACCACGCCGCCGTTCGCGCCGGCGGGATTGTTGAAGCCCACCACGGTCACAAGTTGGTTTTCGAAAACACGAAAGCCGGCGATCTTGGTCGGTAGTGCCGGCGATCCGAGTGAATCGGTGATGGCGCTGTAGCTGGTCGCGCCTGGCGGTGGCGTGCCATCCACGAGAATCTTCCAGATCACATCTCCGGTGCCGGCAACCCAGCCGCCGCCCACGAAATTGTTTGCAACTTTGTTGATCACACCGTTTCGGCCGATCGGCACCTGAAAGCTGAGGATCGTGACCTGGGCGCCGATCGCCGGCAAGAGAGCATAGGCGAGTTGGTCGATGTTCTCCCAGTTGGTCGGCGGATCCAGCCAAATCGGCCGCGTCACAGCTTGCGGCTGACTATCGGCGTTCGGATTGATCACCTGATCGGATTCCACTGCGGTGTCCTGCCCAAGGCCCGACAAGGTTGGACTGTACGGGTTAATGGTCCGTGAAAAGCGGTGGGGGTAACTGAGTCCGTCGGCTCCACGGCGTTTGGGCATCATTGACCCCCTGGTGCGCGCGTGCTCGAAACCGGGCCGCCGGGGAATTCGTGGGCGCCGGCCGCGTGCACGGCATTGAAGGGCAGAGCAACCCCATAGAGCGCAAGCTGAATACTGTTTTGCACCGTCTCGAGGTTTTGCACTACCACGAGAATTTGCGAGTCGGGCTCGTCGAACGGGTACGGTTCACGCAGCAAGAACGAAGCGATGGGTCCGACGGGCCCGAGGTTGCCGGCGATGAGCGCTAACTGCACACCGCGATCGGCGAGGCGCACTTGCTTCTTCACGTCGTAGAGCTGCGCGCGAAATCCTCCGTTTGCGTTCGAAGTCGTCGCTGCGGTGAGTCCAATGAGCGTGTACTCGCGTTGCAGATTCACGCGAGCCTGCAGCGTGCCCTGTGGCGCGAGCACCATGCTGACCGCTTCCCACGTCGGCCCGAACCCGTCCAGATGGCCCGAGGGTGGGTGCCGCTCGCCGAGCCGATACACTTGGGCCTGCAAGCGAAACGGGTCCAGCATCCGCGCGAGCGGATTTTGGATGGTGTTGCGGAGCGAGTAGGGACGCGCCCCGCGGCCGGTTTGGCGTTCGCCTGCCATGTCCTAGCCTTTCGGGCGCGGCCACAACTTGAAGCCGCTGAAAACAATTTCCACGGTGTTCGGGGCGCCGCTCGTGTCCGAAAAAAGCAGCGAGTACACACGAGTCGCCGGCATGATGTAGGGCACGGCGAGCGGGAATGCACCCGACGCCTGCGCGGTGCCGGCCCACAGGTCGATCTGAATTCCGTTGAAGGTGACGGCGCCGGCGATCGCGGATGCCGTGGTGCCGATGAAGTCGCGGCCCGTGGCCTGCTCTTTCATGAGAACTTTGAGCAGGTTCGAGGTCCGCGAGGCGAGTACCCACCACCATTCGAAATCGGCGTCCGAAAGAATCTGCAACTGGTTCGGATCCTGCACGGCGTTCGCGGGTACCACGCGATCGAGCACGTACGAAAAGAATTGCCGTTCAAACTGATCATCTAATGTCGGGTCCATGGTGTCCCTCTCTTGGGAACTTTTTTTCTGCGCCTAGGTGGACCGTTTGAAACGGCGTGCCTGGCTTTTTGAAAAGCGAAGATCGCTCGCATCTCCGCTCGGTCTTTGAAAGCAGCGAGCGTGCCTGGTTCTACAGAATTGCCCGAGCCAACACCCCCTCGAGGTACACGTGGCAGTTGATGCCCGTGCCCACGTATTGGGTCGCTGGAGCGGCAGCCAACGTAGTAAACGCGGCCGCGCCTGAGATCGTCGGATCGAGGATGACAGCAAAGTTTTGATTTTGCTCCACCAACTGCCCGAGGATCGGCTCCATCGCGTCCAGCCCCGGAATTTGGGGCATTGGATCGGTGATGGTGGCGACGTTCTGCGCTGAAGGCCAGCCGTTTGCGCCGAGGTTCATTTCGGTGCCGCCGGCAGCCAACGTCTGCGTTGACTGATAGAAGCCGTAAGCGCCCGCGCCTGCCGGGCATTTCGACACTAACGAAGTCCAGTAATCTTTTCCGGAGATCGTTAGCTGAGCAAGGGTGAGTCCGATGAAGGACGCAAGGTCTTGCCCTGAAATGTCCGAGCGAAGCACAATCGCAACCGCCTTCACGAGCAGTTTTTTCGGTGCGTCCAGCATTCCGGGCTGCACGAGGTTCGTGTGGTACAGCGTTTTGATGAACGCAGCACCGCCGCTCGGCGTGTATGAGGCGCCGATCGGCTGCGCGAACAATTGCTGCTTGGTGACGGGCGTTGCAACCGCGACGGCGTAGAAATCGAAAACGGGCTGTACCAAATACTCGAGCTGCCCCGCGACGATGGGATTCTTGCGAAGCATGTGGAGTTTCGGCCGGCCCACTTCTCTCTCTGCGATTTCGCGGCATCAGTCGAAACGCGACGTATAGCGCGTTGTAACTCTCTTTTCTTTGACCATTTTCTTTCACCCCCTTTTCAGGTCACAAAATTGTTAACAAGTCGGTGCCCACAACATCGGCAGCCGTGCTCACGGTGGCGTCGGCTGCCACTGCTTCAGCCGCGGCGATGGCCGCGGCTGGGGTTAATAGTTTCCAGCGTACCGGCTGCGGAAGCGGTGGAAACCCATACCGCTTCCGCCCGCCGTAGGGGCCACGAGCATCGGGATTCCGCCCGGTCCTGCAACGATCGTGCCCGAGCCTTGCCGGGCCTGTGCGTTGCCGGGATATGCCTTGAGGTATTGGCTCGAGGCAGTCGGGACGGCAAACCAGCTCGGCGCGTACAATCCGAGCCCGAGGCTCTTGGCAAACCCCGCCTGGTGGATGGCCGAAATAATCGTCGCCGTCAATCCGCCTTTGAGTACCTCTTCTGCGGCTGCCGGTCCGCCGACCATTTTCCCGAGGAAGGATGCGGCCACTGCTGCCGCGCCCACTGCGCCGACGCCTGCCCAACCCGTCATGTTGACCTGACTTGCCAGAAACAGAGCGCCGAGAGCACCCCCGGAGCTATACACTGCATCCTTCACCACGCCGCTCGAGATCCCAAAGGGATTGTGGCGGCGATGGTGCCGGTGATGATGGTGTCGTTTTGCCATCTTTACGGTTCTCCTTTCTGCCCCGGACTCCGTGAAGTAACTTCGCGGGGTATAGGCTGGATTAAAAACACGAACTTGGGCCACGGTTTCACCTCCGAACAAATCGGCCCGTGCGCTTACTGCGCCGCGGGTTCCGCCGGCGACTCCGTGCCGCCTTGCGCGCTGCTCGGCTGCGGGCTGCTTTCTTCCTGGCCCGCGTCCGCGCTGCCTTGCGCGCTGCTGCCTGCCGCTTTTTCTTTGTCATGCTGCTGCCCCTTTCGCTTTCGGCGTTTCGGTCCACTGCTCGCCGGCCGCGCGATATTTATGGATCTTTTTGCGCAGGGTGTGCGGGTCGATTCCCAGCCTGCTCGCTGCCTCGCCGCGATGCCCCTCACACAAAATCAAAGCGGACTCAATAGCCTTTTGTTCCACTTCGTCGAGCGGGCGAATCAATTCACGCACGCGGCTCAAGTCGATCGGTGGAGCTGTGCGCCGTCGAATCACCTGCCCGTTTTGTGTCAAGAGCGCCATGTCATCCGCCGAACTGAAAGCGGCCGCCCACGAAATAACCCTGCAACTGCTGCGGGTTGCTGTCGTCGATCAGAAGTGCCAAGTGCGTGCCGTCCGCCGGATCCACGCCGCCTTTGATTCGGGCGAAGGTTCCGCCGGCGCCCATGATCATCACGCACAACTCGAGCACGGGATGAATCACTCCATACACTCGGCCATCCCGTGCGGTGATTTTGTCGCGCACGCGATCGCCGACAACCGGGCAGCCGGTCAAGAGTTGTGGGATCCGCGGCGCAATGTCACCGGCTTGCTTCGGCACCCAGCGCGGATCGGGAATTGGGGGCAGTGTTCCCATGCCCTGGGGGAGTAGCAAGTCCTGGCGATCGCGGCTTACGGCGATCATCGGCGCATTCTTGTGGGTCAACCAATCGAGCGTGATCGAAGCCCACAGCACGGTCTGCTTTTCCGAGAATGGCGCCATGGAGTCGGGCGTCGTTTTGTACTGCTCGGCATTGTGATACCGCGGCCGTGAGGCACTGAGCCCGCGGGTGTCGCGCTGCGCTTCAAAAATCACGCTGGTCAGTCGGCCGACAGAGATGTAATCGTGTCGGCGGAATCGTTCTTGCTGGATCTTCAGGCGATCGGCAAGGGTGAAGGTTGGTCGGGTTAGAACGGCGGCGCTTGCGGCTGCGGTCATTTTCTGGCGTCCCTCTCTTGGAGACTTTTTTCTTTGTCCGGTCGGCTTCATGGTCCCTACGTGCCCTCATCGGGCCGCCACTGGCTACGGGTCCAAGAAGATGCCGGACGTTCCACTCGTCACTTCTGCTTTACAAAAATCCACATCGTGCCATTACTGGGCCGTACCACTGAGACCGGTCGGCGGTGGAGGAAGAATTGGTATCTGCACTTGCAACTCTCCGTCGCAAGCGCTTTCCCCTCCGTTTCTGACCGCGCTCACGTTATAGAAAATCGTGGCCCCGTCTGTCAGTCCCACGGTGTCTTGTACGTCGGGCTCGCGATGCCCTTCACGTACGGTGTCGGCGTTCCGTTGCACACACCCGCCGCGGTTCCGCGGTACAGGTTGAAGGTGCAAGCGGTCGAGCCGGTACAATTGTTCGTCCACGAAAGCGTGACGGCGTGCTGCCCTGGGGTGTTAGCCCAGAGCGGAAGAGCGAAAACTAGAAGCGCAAAGAGAAACAGTTTTCTCACCTGATCACCTCTCCCTGCCGGCAACTCATCCGCTGCAAAAATGCCGCCTGCACGCGGCGAAGCGGGCTATGCTTGCAAAATGTGCAGATCCACGACTGGCAGCGCGCACACCACTCGCAAAACTTTGTCGAGTAATCCCCGTCGATCAGCCGGCACACGTCGCACACGGTATTCAATTGATAATCCCTGCACTTTCGATTCTGTGCTCTCCGCCGGACAAAGAAAGCCGCTGCGTTGCTGCGTTATAGTGCAGCAACGGCCGGATGCCGCTCTCCTCGCCGAATTCATGCCGCCACTCGTCCGCGTCTGGATCCGGCACGTGTTCTTTCCGTTGCTTGTAGTCGATCCGCCTGCACTCGCCCAGCTCGCCGCTGAAGCCGGCCGGCAAGCCCTGATTCCCGCCGACAAAATAAATCTGCCGCGCGCTTTCGTCGGCTACCACGAGGGGACGGTCGCTCTTGGAAAACGTGATCTGCTGCACGGGTCCGCCGCTCATGGGCTTGAAATAGAGCGCCAACAATTCACCGAGCTGGGCATAGTCGCCGGATGGCATGTGCGGCTCGTCGTAGATCGAGACGGTATCCGCGTCGGTGCCGGTGAACTTCGAACGGAGTGCGGCTGCGCTTGGGTTCGGCTGCCATCCGCGGCGCAACCGAGATTTCGGCCGCATCGTCGCTCCCTGCGGAAGATGCGGCCCGCGGTGCCCTGGCTTTCGGGTGCAGGGGAGTCCGCCGATTAGTTTTCCGCACGTGGCCGGATTCTCGAGTGGACTGTACAGCTCGTGAAAAACTTTCGAGGCGGATCGGCTCGGCCGCGCAAGTTTTCGGCGACTCCGCACCATACGGGCGCCTTCGGATCCGCTGGCCCGGCGAACCATCTTCGCGATGCGTTTTTGGAACGGCGTCCAACCCAACGGCCGCGCGTGCCCGGCCGCGCGTGCGTGGGCAGAGGTGTATCGGTCGGGCGGATTGGCCGCGGCCGTTGGGTTGGTGCGGATTGTGATCGTGGTGCCTGGGGGCACGGTGATCTCGCTGGGATTTTCACCATAGCCGCGCGAGCTCGTCATTTCCCCTCCGCGACGAAGATCACGCAAGCGGTCGCGCAAATTGTGCAGTGCTTCTTTTTTGGTGAAGCCGCTCGCGTAGATGTTTCCGAAACGCTGATCGAAACGGTGCGCGGTGAATTTCTTAATTCCCGCATCATAGAAAACCGGATTGTCGGCCGACGGGTTTGCTCCCATCACCATCAACTCGGTGGGGTTCTTCGTGTGGCTCGGTTCATTCAACACGTACACATCCCACGAGCCGTTGAGATTTTCATTAACTTCGAGCCGCCGGCCGGGGTACTTTTTCCGCATCTTTTCGGCAAACTCATACGCCTTGACGCTACTCTCGAAATGTTTGTGCACCTTGGTCGCTGGATTCGCGACCCGCTTCTTTCGCGGGTTGGTTCGCGGTGTCATCACCACGTAGCGGTGTCCCTGCGGTGTGTACACGCCTTTCACGAAAGAGCCCTTGCGCGATCTCTCCTTGCGCACGGCGTCTTTCTTGTCCTTGAAGGCGCCCGAGAACATGTACCCATAGCCTTCGCCCGCGTTTTTGCGCTTCTTGCTCACCTACCACCACCAATTCCACAGCCGGCGCTCGAGCACATAGGGTCCGTGTTTCCGCTGCCGATTCTGCGAAGCAACTCATCCCCGATCGGGCACAGGTCGAAAGGATTCTCTCGGCACTGCCTGCACTCGTCGAGATGCGCGTTGAATTCGTCGCCGGTCATTTTCATCACAGCCACGGAAAATCAAATCCCCAAAAATGCAAGCGCCACTTCCGCCGTGCGTCCAGCAGATGACAGAGAACCAAATTCAGCGCATCGTCCTGGCCCTTCTCCCACTCCTCGCTCGTCGGCGTCAACGCAAGGTAGAGGGCTACTCGGCTCAGGATCTCCCGGCCCGTCGGCAGGAGCGATCGCGATATTCGACTGCCCCAGCCACTCACAAAAAGTAAGTAGGCTGCTGTCTCCTTCACTGATGCGATAGTCACGCCATCGCAGATAACGATCGATTGCCACCCGCTCTTTGAGGGTGACTCTGCCGTGCTGGAAGTTGGGACGATCATCGAATTTTGCCCAATGCGCACTCAAAATTTCTCCAGCAGATCCGGCAAGACAAACACACCGAGCACGCCGAGTCCGATCCACATCGCGTTTTGCTGGATCCATGCACCCCAGTCGGTCGACGCTGGTGTGAGGTTCGGCGTCGAACCGGGGATCGAGATCACTGACGCGCTGCTGCCGCTCGGCATTTCTGCGGTTGCAAGGTACACTTCGTGATCGACGATCGAGGCCACATCGCCTGCCTGGCCGAAGCCCATGCCGTTCGATACCTGAATTTGCAGCGTGGCCGTAAAGCTGCCGGTGAAAACTTCGCCGATGAAGCCGCCGCTCTGCGAACTGCTGAGCACGTGCAGGCCGTCGCGGTTCAAAGCGTTCACCACGGCCGCGAGAGTTGCGTCCGGCGTGGTCTTAATATCCGTGGGCCACTGCCCGGTGTACTGCACGATCGAACCGTTGGGCACAATATCGCCGAGGCCGTGCAAGCCCCAGCCGCCGCCGGGCGTGAATGGGTGTCCTTGCTCGAGGCCGTGCATTCCTCCGCGCACGTGCAACACTTCCGGTTCGAAGGGACTGAGCCCGAGCTGTGTGGCGGCGTACGGGTTCGTGGCCGGCCGGAAACCGGTGCGGTAGAGTCCTTGGCGATGTGTGACGTAGGCCACTATCGTCTCCTCCGCTTTCCGCCGCCGATCGTCGAGATCGCGATCAGCACCACGGCGCCGATGCCGAGAATCGGGAGCGCACTGCCGAGCGAGATGGTGCCCGACGTTGGGACGCATTGGCCCGCGGCGTTGATGCCATAACCAGCGGGGCAACCACTCACGCGCGGCGCGACTCCGGGCTGCAACACGGGCGTAGTTGGTTTGAAAAAGTTTGCAATGGATTGCGTGAGCGATGTGGCAACACCGGCCGCGGCCGGCACTCCTCCCGGCTGGCCCGGTCCTGGCGGACAAAACACCACAGGGCTGATCGGATTCACGGGCGTGTCGACGCTGACCTGATCCGGGCTCGCCGGAAAACTGGCGCTGTAGTCGATCGGCCCGAGGATCGGCGAGTCAACTGGCGGACCGAGGTCCGTAAAATCCACGCTGTCACCTAACCATCCGAGCTGATAGAGCGGCGTCTGCGGTGCGCGCACGGTGTGCGGGTGTCCGCTCAAGGCGAGATTCGCAAACGGAAAAGCCTCACGGCTGCGCGTCGTAAAGATGCCCTGCAAGTTCGTGTTGCCAAACGGGCGCCCTTCGCGCGTGCGAGTGTTGTCGCAAGCGTGGCCGTGATCGCAACTATCGCAGCAAGCCATTAACTGAGCACCTTCCACGCCAACACACCGGCGAGAATCATCCAGATCGGAATTCCGGCAACGGATCCCGAAGTAACATCGGTCACAGCACTCACTACGGAGCTCGGCAAACCGGCCGCGGCTGCTGCGGATGCAACCGGACTCGGCTTCGGCGGCGTGTACGAAATCGAAAGACTTGGATAGTCCTGCAGGCCGTACTTGTTGCCCACCACGCCGTCGAACGTCACCTGGCCGCCCCCGGCCTGAATGAGTTTGATTCCGACGTTCACCCAGCTCGCGACCCACATGCAACCGACACCACATGAAGCGGTGCAAGCCTTATCGAAGTGGGCCGGGCCGTAACTTGAGAAGTTCGAGCCTGGCGGATTCTGCACCGAGGCCGTGCCGGTGATGTGCAAGCCGGCCTTCGGGACACTCACGCACTGTGACGGACTGCCGGCCTGTCCGGGTCCGTGCTCCACCTGCGAAACTGCGGACCAATACTGCTGTTCGATCTGATTGAGCGCGTCGATTCCCTGCTGTGGTGTCGCGTTGCCGCTGTTCAAATTGTCGAACACGGCCGCGACGGCTTGCTGCACCGTTGGGATCAGCGAATTCAGTACAGTGTTTTCTTGTTTCGCGCCGGCCACGCGAGCGGCGTGTGCGGCAAAAAGACTGCCGATGATCGCGCTGAGGGCCACGCCGACGATTGGTAGCGCAATCGAGAGCGCACCCCCGGCGGCGATCGCTCCCGCCGAAACTGCCGCGGTGGTGCCCGCACTCGCGGCGATGCTCGGCGCTTTTACGAGGAGCGTGTCGATCGAGCCATCACTCAAGCCCGGATGCCATCCGACTCGCGGCCGGCCGTGTACGATGTTGCCGATCATAGTTTCCACAATTGGTGCTTCCAAAGTTGCTGATCACCGGCATATAGAGATCCGCGCTGTGGGTAATACACCGGCGTCATGATGCTCGGGTCCAAGCGAGCGACACAGAGCACGAGAAAAAGAACAAGTTTCACCGTTTCCTCGCTGCGGGTTTCGATTTGCCGCTCATCAACAAAAATCCGACGATCGCCACAGCAACGGCGCCGCCGGCCACTTCGTAATTCGGTACACCCGTGATCAGGGTGCTCGCCTGCAGCCATCCCTGCAGTGTGTTGGGAAAACAATTCCCTGAGTTGTCGGCGAAGTATCCGGTCGCACAGGCGCTCACGGCTGCTGCCGTTGCTGGTGTCGCCGTGCCGCCTGGTGCGACGTCGCCCGCGGGCAGGTACAGCGAGTAAGGGTTATGCTCGGCGCCGGCCGGTGTGCAATTTCCCGCCGAGTCGATCTGATAGCCGGTGGGACACGTGCCGGCACTCGCTGCTGGCGCGGAGAGTGGAACGCAATTCCCCGAGGCGTCGACGTAACCGCTTGGGCAGCTCGTGCCGGTGGCTTCACAAACTCCGTTCACGGGATACTTACCGGAAGGACAGGCGCCGGGTGGAAGTGGTTTCGGCGGTGCCGGCGTTACCTTCGGCGCTGCCGGTTTTGCCGGCGGTTTGACTGTGACCTTCGTGGGCCCGCAAATTGGCGTGAAGCACGGTGCGGGTCCGTGGCCGACGGTGTTCCCGCACGCAATCTCCGAGCAGACTACCGGCTTTTTCGGGGCTGGCTTCTTAGGTGCGATGGGGACGGTGTGAACGGGTACCGGTTTCCGGGCTGGCGTGGCAACTTTCACCGGAACTTTCGGCGCAACATGCACCGGCGCCGGCTTTGGCGGTACATAGACAAATCGGCCGCGCGGGCTGTCGGTCGGCAGGGCCATGGTGGGGCGCATCCCGAGGCCGTGCATGGTGCCTCCGGTGACGGCGAAGGCGTCCCACGGGTGCGGTGCGTCGGTGATGCGATTGGCCCGGATCACTTGCTCCCTCTCAGCAAGAAAAAGGCCGCGATCGCCGCGGCGCCGGCGAGCCACATGTTTTCGACGCCGGGAATGATTGTGCTTTCACTCAGCCACGCCGTGATCGGGTCCGGCACCACTGGCGGTGTTGCTGCCGTGGCGCCGAGATGTTGCACGCGCACGGTGGGGGAGGGTGTCGGCGAAATCGGTGGAACGGTACCGCGAACGATGTAGCCGGATCCCGGCCCGGTCGGCGGTGGGGGCTGCGTGACTCGAGCGGTGGCACCTGGCCCCCATGTTTCGAGCCCGTCATCATACGGCGCCGCGACGACAGGACCGCCGAGTGCCGCATAATTGCCCGGCGCTTCGGCGTAGCCGGGTGAGCGCTCGGTCTGGTATGCGTTCACCACATGGGCGCCGCCGGATGCGTTCGGGCGTGGCGGAATTTCCGCGCTCGAGCGGTACACAAAATCAGAGCGCGTCTCGCCTTCTGCGAGTGCGATGCCGCCCCACACCGAATCCCACGGCGACGGGTGCGGATACGGTGCCGGCTGGCCTGGCACTAAAGTCGGGTTGAGAAGCTGATCGTCGCCGCCCTGGAAATTTTCTTGCGCGATGAATCCGTGGTACTGTCCGCCGTCGGGGCCGCCCGGCACACGCAGCCGCCAACCGCTCCAAGCCAT